ATGGTCTTAGATCTTTTTACAAAAATAACGCTGTGAATATTAAAAGGATGTCGGTTGAAGACAGCAATCTTCACGCGAGGTTGGTTGAAGAATTCACAAACAGAAGCGAAGAGCTTTCAAAAAATGGAGGTAAGTAAGATGAGCAGAAGAGCTAAGGGAGAGTATTTTTCAATTTTCAGCAAAAAAGATGCAACTGGAAAACAACCCACTCAAGATGGGAAAATGCAAATTAACGCAGAAATGTTGGAGGCTATAACTGACGTTGCGAGAAGCCAGCAGATGGACGGGCAGCCGATTTGTGTTGATATAAATATGGGCTTTTGGGTGCAAACGGCAAAAGATTCTGGTCAGAAATATATGCGCGGCAGTCCATCAGTTTTTATTTCAGATCAGATGGAGGCTAATCTTGAAAGATTGCAAGGAGCTTTAGCGGAGAAACAGGCTCAAGAAACTCTTGAGGATTTTGATAAGTCAAGTCTTGAACATCCCCCAGAATCTGGTGAAGAAATTGAAATACCGTTTTAAGAGAGAAACTACTGACGTTCTTACGACTTTGGCTGGATTGAATTCACTCTTTCCAGACCAGAGCGAAGAGCTAAAGCTTTTACTTGATGTTGATTCTATCACTGTGACAGCGGAAAAAACTGTTAAAGAGAGAACCAGACCTCAAGAAAATTATTATCGCAAATGGATCAGAGAGTTTGCGGAGTGGGCTGGGCTTACACCAGACGAAATGCATGAAGAAATTCTCTGCATAGCTTTTGGGTCTGAAGAATCAGAAACAAAGTTTGGGACAAAGGTAAGACCAGCAAAAAGATCGAGTCAGGTCAAACGGGACGAATACTCTTTTCTTATTGACCATCTAATAATAACAGCCGCGAAGATGGGCTTTGCGGTTCCACCGCCAATTGGCGGGGATTTTTAGATGGCATGGCAAGATGATGTGTACATTCGTTATCCAATGGGATGGCACACCAGAGATTTCCGCTCCCTCGCACCTTGCGACTATATGTACCCAAGCGGTCAGGAGTTGGAGAAAGACCGGCGGTTCGATTACAGAATAAAAACGATACAAAAAGAAGAGCAGTTTAGAAAAGAAATTTGGGAGGTCATTAATGTCTACAAAAACAAATAAAGTAGTATGTGGTTTCACTATTGAAAAAAAGATTGAGGTTACCCCTAACACGGCGGGTGGAGTAAAAGGTCGATGGGCAAAAATATGTGCAGCGATGGAGGCCGGTGACTCAGTTCTGGTCGCAAACTCAGGTGAAAGAGTCTCCCTTGCCTCAAGAATAAATGCTCTGCAAGGATACAAGGCCGTCACAAGAAAGGAGGGCGACAAAATTAGAGTTTGGAAATGCGTTGGCGAAAATAAAACGCAGAACTTTATTCAAGATTAATAGCAAAATAATAGATAAGGAGTAAGCGTAATATGCCAAAAATGAGCCATCTTTATTATTACAAAGTTAAAGAGATCATCAAGATTGTTGACGGAGATACGGTTGATCTTGGTATTGATCTTGGTTTTGATCTGACGGTAAAGATCAGGGTGAGAATGGCGGGAATAAATGCTTGGGAGTCGAGAACTCGCAACCTCGCTGAGAAAAAGAAGGGTCTAGCCGCCAAAGCTCGACTTAAAGAGATGTGCGAAGAGAGCTTTGCGAAGGGAACTCTAAAAATATGCACTAAAGAGAAGGGCAAGTACGGCAGATATCTTGGCGTATTGTACGCTGGGGGCAAATCAATTAACGATTGGTTGGTTAAAGAAGGACACGCCCATGTCTATGGTGGAGGGGCAAGGAAGAAGTTCGGTGGATAGGCTTGAAGAAATGCGGGATCAGGTAACCGCTTATCATTTTAAACACCCAGAAGTATGGGAAATGTTTGAAGAGTTTGCTTTTAAGATGATCAGCAGGGGCTATAAAAATTATAGTGCAAAGGCTATCTTTGAAAGAATTCGCTGGGAAAAAGACGCTGGCGGTGATGGAGTTACCCAGTTCAAGATAGGAAATAATCACCCAGCATTCTATGCCAGACGATTTATGAAGAAGCACCCTGAACATGAGGGGTTTTTTAGAACAAGGAAACAGACATCAGAAGGCAAGAACGCTACGCACATGCCTGAGATGTCACCGCAGGACTATGAATATGGATAAGAAGACTTTAATCGTCATGAATCAGGATGACATTGACGATTTCAAGCAACTGCTAGACCTCATTTACTCAGAGTTAAGTGATTTTAACGATATTGTCAGAGAACAACTAAAGGAGGAAGAAGATGTTTAATTGGTTAACCCGTATTTTCCGCAGCAAAAAACAAGCTGAAGCTGACTCGTTTGCAGTAGCAAACGAAAATCGAGAGAGATCTCTAGCCAAGGCTGCTTCCCAGACATATGTTGACAAGTCAGTAGCAGAGCCAAAGGTTAGGGCCAGAGATTCCAAAGGAAGGTGGTTACCAGATAACCCTGAGACTGAAGCCAACGAGGCTTATAAGTAATGGCACAATTAGAAAGTCATTACTGCCACAAAGATGAGCGGTGGATCGAAAAAGATTTAAGAGGTTCGCCACTGGTGACCGTATGCCCTGATTGTAGGGAGAAAAAGCTACAAAAGTTTTTTGAAGACACAGAAAGGAAGCGTGATGAAAACACCAAAAACTAATGATTCTGGAGAATTTAAATGCCCAAACTGCGGCAGTGATCTTCAACTCATGAACCAGAATGTTGTATCTTGGCCCTCGACTAACGGAAAACTTTATTTGCATCTCCATTGCTCCAATAGCAATGATGATAGTGATGTGTGCGAGTACGATTGCTATGACGTTTTTAATTTCCACCTTCGGGTCGATAAAGACAGCCCAACGGGGGAGGTAGCGTAATGCTGAAAAGTGAATGCACAGAGGAAGAGTGGAAGGTTTTTGCAGACAAGAGGCGAGATATGGATGCCTCCGCAGATAGATCATTGGACGGAGCCGCCGAATTGTTAGCCAAGCCTTGGACTCTAAGGAAGAATAAGAAAAAAACAAAAGGCGGGACTTATTATGGCAAAACATGCGATTAGAAAGTCGGCAAGGGATGAGATGTGTACCCTTCAGATATTCCCTCACTGCAACAATGACACCCAGACTACCGTGTTGTGTCATCTTAACTCGTCAAGAAAAGGCATGGCACTCAAATCCCTAGATTACTTTGCGGTATACGGATGCTCAGACTGCCACAATGTTATTGATGGGAGAGTCAAAACAAACTTAACCAAGCAAGATCTATTGGAGTATCAGTTCAGAGCTTTAGAAAGAACTTGGGGTATTCTTGTAGAAAAAGGATTAATTACAATAAAGGAGTAGCTTGTGGAAAAAAAAGATTCTAGAGAAAACTATAAAAACTGGAGCGTATCAGGCAAAAGACAAGACGGAGTTCGCCCAAAGAAAAAAACCGCTTTGGGGAAAAGAGAGGAATCTGCTCTGATCGAAGAACAAACAAAAGCCTTTCTTGAAAAAGGCGGCAAGGTTCAGGTTTTTGAACAAGATTTTCCTGATCAGTCTTTACGACACGCCTACGGCTATCCAACCACAAATAATAATTCGGGTATCAAATGAACGATGCAATAAATCCAAAGCATTACAAGGACGGTGATGTTGAGTGTATTGATGCTATTGAAGCTTCAATGAGTGCTGAAGCTTTCAAGGGGTACTTGAAAGGCAATAACATGAAATACATTTGGCGTTATGAAGACAAGCAATCAACAAACCCTTTGGAGGATCTTAGAAAAGCTCAGTGGTATCTGGATAAACTAAAAATGGTAGTGTCAAAGGAAAGAAATTTGTAATAGCTAAATTAAATCAACGGAGAAAAAACTATGAAGGTTGTGCTTTACTTATTTATGGCTAATTTTGGCTGGCTGGAGTTTCAGTCTTACCCAAGCTTTGAGTCATGTAAAACCGCTGAATCTCACATACTTGAAGGTAACCCTAAACTGGACGCAATGTGCTGCGCTTTGGACGAATCATCTTGTAGAACGGAAGAAGAATTATTAGAACTTGAGGCCAAGAAGGGTATTTACTAATGAATTGCTGGCACTGTAAGACTGAATTAATTTGGGGAGGAGATCACGACTTAGAAGATAATGAGTTTTTTTCGATGATAACAAACCTAGCTTGCCCTGAGTGCGGCAGCTATGTAGAAGTTTATTACCCATCAGATACCAGTGACTACAAACCCCTATCTCTTGTTACTGACAAGTAAATAATAAAAACAGATCTGCCAAACTAGCCAAACTCAGCTATACCGAGGGGTCTAGTTATTGACCTGTTAACAGTAGGGGTTTTTAGAGCAAGAGCGCAGAATCACAAAATAGTAAAATCTTTTTTGTCAAAGTGAGCCAAAGGTTCTTGATGGTTTCTGCCATCTCGGCCACCAAATTTAATGCTGGCTGGCTTTGTTTTATTGATGTCCAGAAATCTTGGCTTTCCCTCACCAACCCTGACAACTAAAAAACAACGCAGACCCTGATCTCCCCATTGCCTAGCGGCAAGCACTTTAGACATGGATAGTATGATCGTTGGGTATTTTGCAGCGTCTGCCTTCCTGTTTTTAATTTCAACCAATGCTTTGACAACCCCCGTATTATTGATTACGGCATAATCAAACTCATGGAAGTCAGGCATTCGTTCTATCTTACAATTCCACTTAGAACGAAGAAAAGAAATAGTGTCTTCTTCACTTACAGCATCTCGCTCCGTCTGATAAGTTGGCATCTATTATTATCCAAAAGCCTGATTGGTCACATTCCCTAACTGTTGATCTGTTAACAGCAATGAGGGCTTCCCAAATATTTTTGGAATATCACAAATATTTTTGTAGGGTCTACTTTTTTCTTTTCTTTGCAACGGGCTTTTTCTTTTGATAGTTACGGCTTCTGTTCTTTGCCCTGCTCTCTACCTTGACACCATCTTTGTTCTTGCCACCCCTGCTAAGAGCCTTCTTATGACTAATATCCTTGCCTTCTCTCTTGTCAGCTTTACCGTTTTTGTTTTTGTCGGGGCTTTCCTTGTCCATCTTGCGCCTAGCCCTTTGACGCTCCATACGGTTGGCGTGTTCCCCGCGTTCTTTTTGTTGCCGGTATTCTTTCTTATAAGGTCTGGGCTTGTTTTTATAAGGCATGTCTATAAACCTAATAGCTGAAATCTGTTGGAAGCAGGAAGTTTTGCATATTTTTTAAGAAAAGGAACATCTCTTGTTAGGAGATCCATCTCTGAGTTTATATCAAGCAACACATCTCTTTTTACCTCTGGAGAGTAATCAGACCTTTCAATTATAGTTCTATCTTTTCTAAGTTTAGACAGTCTGTCCGATATGTAATTTACTTCTTTTTCTAAATCCAAAAGGTGTCCTTGAGAGTTTATCAATGCCTCCGCTTCATCAAACCTTTCTGTTGCTTCAAGGTCTTTAATAGCCTGAGAGATTCCAGTAACAGCATTGTGTAGCCTGTAAAAATCAGCACGATTGTCGCTTGAAAACTCGTTTACAAAGAATCGTTTCATAACAGGAAGCTCTGTTATGGATTTTTTAGGAGAAGCTGTGCCTTTTTCGCCTGTGAATACAGGGTTTTTTAAAACAAGCTGGTCTACAGTATCTAACAAGTAAGCTCCTAGAGTTCCTGTATAACCATACAAAACATGATCCCACTTCATTGGGCTAGTGTTAGTTGCTTCTCCCAGCCACTTAGAAACCTCCAAGTTGGACTCTCTGGCAACAAGACCCTGCATTGGCTTCTTGGAAGCATAAAGCGGAACAATCTCTCTTTGCGTAAAGAAGTTGTAATTAAAAGCTGCTTCAGCAACAGGAGCAATAATCTGTAACCCGAAAGGATTAACCTCGAAAGTTGAAGAGATTCCCCTGAAAACAGAATCTGTTAGCTCTCTGCTGGATGTAGCTCCCGGCTTACCAAAAACTTCTGCAACAGGGTAAAAGTCTAAAATTCTTTCAGGAATAGTTTTAAAGAAAAACCCAACTTCAAAAGGAACAGGAAGTCTTAAAGGAACACCCATTGGCGTTGGAACCAACCAGTTAAGGTCTTTTATCTCATCTGGGGTTTCTTTGTATTGATCGTCATCAGAAACCAAAAGCCAGTACGCTAAAGTAGTAGCAGTGATTAAGCCACCTCTTGCCAAGGCAGTTGTTACTGCTTGAGACCTTGTTTTGTCTCTATTAGCTGGGTTATATCCCATATATCCGCGATACAAAACATCTATGCCCTGCAATCTTGCGTTTAGAAAAGGTATCCCCGCTGTTAAGAATCTGACTAAAGGGCTTCTTCCTCTTCTTGAAAAGTTAATAACCTCTAAGGCTTGGTAAGCTGCTTCAGCTTCATTCCCCGTCCTTGCTAAAACATCCTTGTACACAGCCCTTCTTGTTGCTGCGTCAGAAGCAGTGGTAGCCCTACCCGCTGCATTCCAAAGCTTTTTGAACATATTAAGCCCTGTATTTCCTCCCTCAATATCAATGCCCCTTTCCTTTGAGTATTCACCAAAAGCCTTAACCATATCATCAGGATCGTTACCAAAATCATACCCTCCAACTACCCCAAACCTTTCAAGTTCCTCTATGCCTTGACCAAGGTTCTTAATGGTATCTATAACAGGGATAAAATCTGCACCAGAGGTGTTGTAGGCAGAAAGAGTATCTCTCATCATGTTAGCTAACATGAATCCGGGGTCTCTTGTAATCATCTCTCTTAAAATATTACTAAAAGGAGCAACAATAGAGGTAGCTAAACCGCCAGATTCAACAGGCTGAAGAGACTCAAACAAAAGAGGATCATTAACAACGTAATTTTGATCTTTACCTTTTACCTTAAAGCTAACAACAAAATTTTGTTTTTTGTTTTTAGTTTGAGCAACGGTTGCTTTTGATGCTTGCCCTATAGTTACCATGTCTCTGATTATTCTTTGCTGGGCAACATTCTTCATTCCTGCATCAATAGCCATTGACAGGTTTCTTGTTATCGCGTCAAGCATAGGGACGTTAACCCCTTTCTCACTACCTTTTAGCTTTTTAAAAGAAAAAGCCGTGGTCATCCCAGACTTAAACATGGAAGGAACGTCTTTCCCTAGATTCAGGATTTCGCCTTCTGGAGCCTCTCCTTGACGATAAAAAGGTATGTAGTCTGACATTTCTAGCCACTTCTCTGCCAAAGCATCGTCAACAAGACCTGTTGCTTTCATAAACTCTACAGTCTTGTTATTGAAGGCTTGCCATGAGTCATACCACTCCTCAATAATTGGATCGCCATTCTCGTTAACATATTTGGCTATCTCTGCTTCTATAACCGCTAAGTCACCAGCTTTTGCTGGAGTAGGCAGACCCCTCCTTCTCATCCCTTCCGCTCTTCTAGCTATAGCGTAAGTTTTCGCAAGATCTTCTAAAGAAATATTATATTTATTTTGGAAAAGAGGAGCCATGATATCTACTAGACCACGGTATTGTTTTCTTTCTCCTCTTTTGTTGGTATGGAAAAAATCTTCAACTTGGACAACACCATTTCTATAAACAACAGATCCTGATTTTAAAACAGAGCCAACTATTCCCATTGACCTGTCAGAAAAAATAGCCGCAGCCATTGCGCTTGTATCTGCTAAATTTTCTTTAAACTGAGGTATTCTTGATAGCTGTTCTAGTCTAGCCCATTTGTTAATTGCCGCTGCTCTAGCTTTTGTTACCCAATACTCAAAATCACCCATGTCGGTTGTTTCTAAATATGTTTCACCGGGAGTTTTGTTTTCAGGAGCTTGAGGAGCAATCCTGTCTATTATCTTTTTAACCTTGGGGTCTACTTCTGGAGACCTGCTTCTGGAATACTTGTCCAAAAGAGCGGGAGATGGATCTATTCCTTCTTCAGGGTTTTTAGCAACGTATTGTGCTTCAGGATCTGCTCTATAATTAAACTCTGGAACAAAAGTTGCTGTTGTTTCTACGGCATCTTTTTCGTTCTTATCTACTACCTTCTGTACAGCACCAGCATCTCTAGTAACTTTCTGTATGTCAGGGTCACCACCTACAATAGACCCGTCAGCCCTTTCTCTTTCAACGAAATCCCCTTCTTGAGGATTTAATTCTTCAACAGCTTCGTTTTGCAAAGACAGGGCTTCGCCGTAATCTTCAGCCAACACCCCTTCGTTTATGCTGTAAGGAGTAAAGTTATCTGCGTCCCAAGCCATAAATACAACATCAGGCTCACCATTGTTAAAATCATCAAAAACAGATTTTTCCCAATCAGGAGGAGCTTCTCCTTCGTCCCATTTCAACCTAGAAACAACTTTAAATCCTAGCCTGTTATATAAAACAGGAAGGGCTGTATCAAAAGCATCAAGCCTTCTGCCGCCTTCCTGTATCGCCAAGGAAGCTAGGGGTAAAGAAACATGAGGATGCTCTTGCTTGCTAAATAAAGAGACAATGTCATCTCCTTTTAAAGCTAACCCTGCGCTACCGTCAGGAGTTACAAAAAGCTTCATGTCCCTGTATTCTGATTCAGGGTAAACGTAAACAGCAGCACCAAACTCGTTTTCTGATTTTGCTTCAGTTATTGCTTTATGAAATGCTTTGGCTGACTGTTTACCAGACTCAAGCTCTAGTACCTTGCCGTCATATATGCCTGAAGAAGTAAGCCTGTTTTTAATTCCTTTATTTAATGCTCTTTCAGTAGCCCTGACAGGAACACCAGCTATAAGCTTCTTACTTGTCGTGCCAGCTTTTCTACGGAAGAATTGGGGTATAGCTCCATCATTTCCTCTAGATGCTCCGCTTGGCTTGGAGTCAGATCTGATGGTATTAAGGATTTTGCTTCTGACGAATCTAGTTTTTGCTTTTCCGGTGAAAGCAGTTGCCCCAGATTCTTCACTAAGCTCCCTATCTCCTCGCTCTTCATTTCTTCTAGAGCCGATGTTTCTCCCTCGCTGGAGGCCATCAACCGCTCTTGTAATTCGCTGTTCGCTAACTCCTTTCTCATTTGCTATCTTCCTTATCTCTTGCTCGTAGTCAGTTGGCGTGGATTTAGCATTAGCTGCTCCATACATTATATATAGCTCTTTTTCTGGATACCAGATTAAAGCTTGAACAGCAGCGGTATCTAACTGAATTCCTTCTTCAGAAAGAATATCAAGAGTCTTATCCATTGTTGATCTTATAAAGGTTCTTTCTGCGCCATTGGCGGGGGCAATTTTCCCTTCAGTCAAATGGATGTCTAAATTTTTAGCTGTTTTGTTTAACTCACTTCTATCGCTGTAAGTTTTTCCTGTTTTTTTATCTAGCTTGCTGTAGTTTCTGTGAAATATTCTAGCAGAGCTATCAAGATACTCGTTAGACTCTAGAGCAAGATTCGCGTCTATGCCAAGCAATTCAGCTTTCTTTCTTCCCTTTGCGGTCTTTAAGTGTGACTTAAACTTTTCCCGCAACTCTTCGTCTTTCTTAGGGTTATCTTTTTTAATTGTTCCGGTAATTCTGCCCCAAGTACGCATGAACCATCTGTCCATCGTTATAGGAGAAAAGTTGCCTAAAAGATTTTGATAGAAGCCACCGCCAATTTTTGGCCCAAATATATAACTAATGGGAGTTTCAAAAGAAGCTGCGTCACCAGCAGGGACTTTATATCCCAATTGCTTTAGCGTGGTAAGGTTTGTCTCTGTATTAAGAATTTTGTATGTATCTTCTAGGCCATACTCGTCCAACATTGCGTTGTAGGTCTTTACGGCACTTTCTATCCCATCTCCTTGAGGGCCAATACCAAGACCTTCAGGCAGTCTTCCATTAGTCCTAAAGTATTCGTAGGCTTCAACGGCTAGTTCTAAATTTTTAGCAACATCAAGCCCGTTGCTATAAAATGCAACCGAAGCAACAAAAGCAGATTTTTGATGATTGCTATCTTTAAGCTCTGGATAAAGCTCTGAAGCTATAGCTAACAGGTTATCTATTTTTTCCCTGTACCAGTTTGCAGCGTTACCATCAGCAGAATAAGCTTTCTTTACCTCGTCAGCTATTATTCTTGCAATAACCTCACTGTTTTCTTCTGTTTGAGCTTCTAAATTGTAGCCGCTGTTTTCTGCTCTTCTTTGCAGTGCTTCTGCTAATTCCGCAGTTGTATTTTTTCTGTCTAACGGAAGGACTTCTTCTCTTCCAGACAGTAAGGAATCTATACCAAGAGACTCTGTAGGACTTGTTCTTGAAAACTTATCTGATAAAGGAACAACCTCTTCAGACCCCTCTTCTACCATTTCTGGCAAAAAGTCAGGAGTTCTTGTTTTTTCAGCTTCTTCTCCAGCTATTCTTGCCGCTTCAACAGGAATCCTTCCTCCTCTTTCTCTAGCTCCTACAACGCCAGTATCAATGTCTCTGATTAACTCTTCAAAGGAAACAAACCCTGACCCGTCAATAAAACCAATCATCTTAGAGAAAAAATTAGATATTCTCTGGATAAGATTTTTTGGTTTTCCTGAAACAATGCTTGGGTCTGTCCTTGATACTCTAACCAACTCAGCTACAGCTTCCTCTATCTGAGCCTCTTCGCCATCCCTGCTGTAATCTCTTTTAGCTATCTGAATAAAAGTTTTATCTGGCTCTGCTTTAGACTTCCTATTTTTTGCTGCATCACTAAGAACCTGCCACTCTTTATCAGTAAACAAATTCATAGCTCTCATTGCATGAACCTGCTCATGGGAAAGAAGACCCAAAGCTTGGTCTAACTGTTTTTCTGGAGAAAAGTTTTTATTTAATTTATCTAAACCTAAAAATATCTCATTGGCGGCATTAGAATAAAAAGCATCTGCATCAGGGCTTTCTTCAACAACAATTCCAGATCCCGGCTTTCCAAACTCTATTACACCCTGTTCACCATCCCTTCTGGCCCTAATGCCAAAAACAAGATTTCCGTTAGCGTCACGCATAACATTTTTAAGGCTGTGAGATATATTTGCCTTAATATCAGCAAGACCAACACCCTTCATCTCTTCATCTAGTCTTTTTTGAATGCTATTTAAAGTTTTAGACTCAGGGGTTTTTAAAGGAGGGGCTAGACGAAGAGGCTCTTGCGGTTCTCCTTCCGGGGCTACAGGAGGAGCAACAACTTCTTTTTGCTCCGCTTCACCTTCTTTTTGCTGTTTTATTTTAAAATTAATCTTATTTTTTGTGTTTAAATTAAAATTTACCAGCCTTGTAGGTTCTGAAAACTGTGGCATAGAGCGAATTTTTTGATACAGAACCTTCATTTCGGCATCTGTTAAATCGTTTATTCTTTTTCTTCCTGAAGCTTTAACCCCCGTAAAAGCCTCTAACATTATTCTAAACTCAGGGGAGCCTAGCTTTGTAACAATGTTTTTATTTTCAAGTAACCTTTCTAGCTCAGGAATCCTAATTTTTTTGTTAGCAAATACTGACTCGTTAATACTTGTCAGGTTTCTATCTGCATTTCTTGTTTTTGCAAAATCAACGGCATCAAACATACTTTTAAAAGGTTTAACTTCATACTGATCTTTTGAGCCTTTTTTCTTGAGTCCAGTAGCTCTTCCAGTAATTACTTCTCCTGCCGAGCTAACAACAACAATAGTAGGTTTTCCGTCTTTATCTTTTAAAGTTTTTCCGTCTTTGCCTTTTTTAGTTCTAGCTTGATAGGTTTCTGTTTCTATTTCACCTGTTCTAAGGTTGCCAAACTTTTTCCCAAGAACAGATTTTGCCTCTTCTATAGTAAAAGTATTTGTAGAGGGAAGACCTTTTGCCAAGCGTTTTTTATTAATTCTTTGAGACATTGTAAGCTTTGACGGAGCGTAGTTGCCTAGATCCCCGTCAGGAATTGCTTGTTCTTCAAAACCCGTGGCAACAGTTGTCTCTCCAGCTTGGTCTAATTCTGCTGATGTAATTAGATTTTGATCTGGGTGTAACAGTCTGTATCCATAAAGAAACATAGTGTTTTGATTTTCTTGAGACAAATCTAAATTAGATGCTTCTATAGACTCTTCTATGGAATTAGAAACATTTGCCTCAATCAACTGATCATTCATATTTCCAGCAAAAACAATTGCTTCTTCTTGTGTAGAAAATGGTTTGCCGTACCTTTGACCAAACTTATCAACAGTCTCAAAGGTAGGATTACCATTGACTATTGGCCCTTCCCTGTAAGTAAAACTCCCAGCTTTAAGAAGATCGTTTCCTACTAACCGCCTAACGTGTCGAGCATATTGCAGCAAAGGATCTTTTTTTCTTTTTGATGGAACGCTTTCTGGGGCAGGAGCCACCCCTTCAATACTGAAACCTTCGACAGGCTGTCCATTTCTAGATAAAACAACTTTAGACTTCGTCCCATCGTTATTAATTTTTTGAACGTACCTTTCTTCTATTTTTCTGTCAGGATTTTTTCTGTCAGTTCTAAAAGATATTCTTTCTTCAGCCTCAAAAAGTTCCCCATCTGGCCCTATGACACTAAGATATCTGCCGGGAACTAAAAGCCTTCTTCCCTCTGCATCTTCAATTTGATTTGGAGTCGGGGCATCTATTTGAGAAACATCAACATCTTCTAAATCAGGGGGAGGGGGAGGAGGCATACCAGCCTCTATTGCTTCTTGTTGAGCTTGTTGAGCATCTGAAACTCTTTGAGCTTGAGCTTCTCTAGCTCTTTCTAAAGCCTCTCTTGCGTTTGCTTGTGACTCTGTTTGCGCGGAAGAAGCCATTTCCCTTCTTCTTCCCATTGCTCCATTTAAAGCAAGATCTGCAAATGTTCCTACAGCACCGCCTATCGTAAACTCTTCAAACAAAGAATCTCCACCAGTAACAGGAAGATTTTCGTTATAAACACCCCTTTCTACGGCATCTTGAAGAATAGAAGCAACTACTTCCTGAAGACCTTCTGCGCCACCTGTTGCTAATGCGCCAGTAATTCTTTCTTTTATTGATATTTTAGTAGCAGGATCTAAGTCTGCGGATATTCTTCTTAGTAACCTGTTAACAGGGAGGAGTTCTGATAGGCCAACAACAGATCCTCCAAATATTGCTAAATCTTCGTCCTCTTCAGAAATCTCCATGCCTTGTTTTCTAGCGGCCTGTATTCTCTGGGCTTGTTCTCCTGAACCCATCCCTACTGCTAAAGCTCCAGTTCCTGCTGTTTGAGCAAGGCCAGCTAGTTTTCCTGTGGCCCCAGCAACCTTTAAAGCCGCTGCTGGGGTAAAGAAGCTGGCAAATGAACCTACGCCTTCTCCAAATTTAGTTAGCCATGTGTCTCTGTAAGCCTCGTCAGCACCCATAGCTTCCTGCAAAGAAGCCCTGCCTTCCCTCGAAAGACGAACTAACTCGTTCTCTTCTCCACTATCTATCAGATCTTCTAAGCCAACAAAGTTAGTAGCAGCATCAGCTAGTTCAGCAAGACCCTCTCCCGCCGTCAGGAAAGATCCTGCGAAGTTACGGGGGACGGCTTTTACTGTTTCAAAAGCTTGCCCACCAAAAGTTCTTTCTTCTGCAAACCTTTCTTCTTTTTCGGAATCGTACCTTTCAAACAACGCTTGAATCTGCATGGGGCTTGGAGGGGTAGACCCCTGAACCTCCATGATGCGACCAAGAGGGTCTGTTACCTCATAAATAGGCATTCTTAATCATTCCTCACTCTGAGGATGCTGTGACCGCCACTACCTGTAGTAGGAAGAGCTGTTGGCCCTCCAGACATTGCTATAGGGTCTATCTCACCCGAAGCCATCATAGCAACAATAGCTTGAATAGCCGCTTCTTCGTTACCGTACTTATTTTTTAGCTCTAGCCTTCTTTGCGTCCCTAGCTTGTTATAATACGTTTGAGCTTCTACTATTGGATTTTTTGCGCTACCGCCTGACGCATACCACTCAGCTTGAGCTTCATACTATTTTATTCTTGCAGCACCAATCTTATCATCAAGAGCTTGTTTTTCTGCGGCTGTATCAGCAGCTTCTCTTTGTATCCCCAAAGCTTCCAACGCTTTAAAAGCTTCAAGAGTGTTTTTATCTTGGCTAATTGCTGTCTGCAAATTAAATCTTTCAATTTCTGCTTCTGATTCTAATTGCTTACGGGCGAGAGAAGATTTTTCCTGCGCTCCCAACAACTTCATCTGTCTCTCTAGGCCAGTTAATCCTTTCTCTTCTGCCCTAGCTTCTTTTCTTCCCTGCATAGCAACTGTGCCAGCTTTAGATAAGCCTCCAGACAAGTCTCCTTTTGCTATTCCCGCGCCCAACTGAACTAAAGCATTATTCATCGCATCTGCTTTCATTTCTTTGGAAGCCTCTAGAGATCTTGTTCTTTCGGCATCAAGAAGTCCTTCAAAGTTTGTTGTTAAACTATTGTCTAAATAATTAACAGATTTTAAAATAGAATTTGTATTAGGGTTATTTCCATATGTATTTCTAAAAGTATCTAACTTAGACAAAAAATCAGTTGGGTTAACTTGATTGCCTTTAGCACCAGAATCGCTTTCACGCCGATAAGGAGGTTTTACATCTCTATTGCCATAGCCGGGGAGAAAAAAATCTTCTGATTTAGCCCCGACAACAATGTTGTCGGGGATTATTTCTTCGACTTTTTCTTCAGAAACAACATCTGCAACAGTTGCGCCATTATTAGAAGAGAGTTTATCAAGAAAACCTTCTTTGGCAGCTAAATCCATAAACTTGTTTTTTCCGGCTATGGATGGGTAAGAGCTAAAGCCCATCATAAATTCAGGGACATTATCTCCAAATATTCTTTTCATTAAGGATTCTCTTGTCTCTCCACCGGGAATTCTTCGATTCCCACGCCTTCCTGTTTCAATCGGAGGCTGATAATCATAAATGCTTTCAGCTATTTCTTTTTGTGTTTCACCAGTGGGAGTGAATCTAACAATATTTTCTGCTTCTTCTTTGGAATAACCTTTAACTATAAGGTTTTCTATCGCCTGTAATTCTTTAGCACTGTAAGTTTTGCGTCCAGCATTCATCTTGTAAGGGGTGATGCCCCCGCCAGAAAGATTAAGCGTATCTCCAGCGTAGATTCTGTCGGCATCAGTTATTTGAGGGTTAAGCGACATAATGCCGCTTCGACTTCTTCCCTGAGATTCTGCAATATCAGATTCTTGACGTTCTTGAACTTTTCTATTGATCTTACTGCCGCCTGACTCTTCGGCTAAGATGTATTGAGCTAAAGGAAGATCAACCTCGTTATTTTTCGCAATATCCTCCCGAATTGCATTAGAGTCTATTGAAGCAGAAGGGAGACCCGCCGCAGTGTTTTCTTCCCTGCGTCTTGAAATCTCGTCTATCAATGATTTAGCGGGAGAGTAAGAGTAGTTGTATAAAGTATTTGCAAGATCTTCTGGCATACCTTCTGATGTAGCAGCTTTATATTCTATAAAAGAACGTAAGTCTTCTAGCTCTTCGCTAGACTTAGCCTTTTTTAATTGCCTTATAGCCTCAGATATAGCTTCTACATTGCTTATCTGCCCCATTTCTAATAACTGAAAAGAAGAGCCTATATGATCTCTTGGGGTAATATTTGGAACGCCCCTTCCTTCATCCATCCGATAAGGCATCATCCCACCATCAGCAGCCATAACCTGCTGCTGCATCATTGGATCTTGTGTTTGACCCATCATAGGATCTTGACCACCCTGTACACCCATAGCATTTGCCATTAAAGGGTCAGGAGTAGGGTTCATAGCCGCTATGCCGCTGCTAATTACCTGATCTTTTATTGACTCTTCAGGAACAGCTTCAGCAAAACTTTTCCTCATCTTTTCTCTTCTTTGTATCTCAGATACAACTAAAAACTGAGGTAGCTCCCCTGTTGGCATCTGGGCTTGCTGCATAAGAGCCTGATCAGGCAAGCCTTTAACTAAGTCTTCTTGCTGAAGAATGTTCATATTAACCTCTCAATGACCTGTATAGACCAAGACCACCAATACCCGCTCCCAGTGCTTGTTGAGCCGCAGAAGGGCCGCCATAAATGCTTCTTGTTTGTTCTGGGGTAACAGGTAATCCCTGTAGCATCTGGCTAAACAAATTAAGTTGCTGGTAAGGATATGATCTTTGACGCAGGTAATCTTCATAACCTGTATCCATAGACCTTTGAGCCATGCCTCTTCTTATTTCACCAACACCACCCAAAGCACCCAGCCTTTCAAGTGCCATTGATTGATCAGCTTTACCTAGATCAGACAACATTCCCGCTGCCCGTAAAGATTGATCTCTCATAGCCATGTCTTGACCAAGCCCCGCAAGACCTAAATCAGATCTTTGTCTCATAAGTTCAGCATTTTGCTGTCTTGCTTGCATTCTTCGGGTATCTTCATCCATTCTGGATCTTCTATCGGCTTCTATACCCTGCATAGCCTGTTGATAACCCGCCAGATTTCCTTGAGCTTGCATATCATCAAGAGATTGATTTAGATTCCTTTGACGTTCAGCTTGCATAATTGCTTCTCGATAGCCTCCCAAGCCTCCAGCTTGCGCTGCTTGCCCCGCTATCTCATTACCTTGAATCCTAGACTGCCTTACAGCCGCTCTCTTTTGAATATCGGTTACATTCTGTTGATAAGGATTCATGTAAGCCCTAACGGTAGAAGGGTCAGCAACACTCCCCCCGTAGTAGCTTGTGCTTTGCCGTTGAGGCTGATACTGCCTAGCAATATCTATCCCCTGCCCTGTCGGTTGATAGCCAACCTGAGTCGCTATATCTGTCGCAGAGCCTATCTGAGAAGGTGCGCCTTGAAGCCCTAGCTGGGCAGTACCCTCCTGAGCCAGAGACTCATAAGGATCAAAATAGGCCATTCTTTGGCCCGGATAAGGGGTGTAAGGTCTTGTTGACTCATATGTTGTCCTTCCAAGAAGGTCTTCATAATACGGTCTAGCGTATTCTGGAAGATTGGATTGGACTACCTCGCTTCTTTGTGTGCTTGGAGAACTGCTTCCCTTGCCCATTTATAACTCCTTCTCATATACAACATAGGATTTATCAAACCCATCCTGCCCTAACCATTTCCAAAATCCCGGTCTGCCTGTTGCTTCAATGCCTTGGCATCCTTGATCTCTACCAAACTGTTTAAATTTTTCTAACATGTCCCAAACCCAGCCATTAAAGTTTTTGCCGCCTAAAAACTGGATTGCTAACATTGTTTTTGCAGGGTAATACGCTATTTCTGTTGTTCCTACCCCTTCAATATTTTTGTCTTCATCAAAAGCAACCCACAACTGCTGCTCTCCATGAAGTATTGATGCGTACAAAGCCTCCAAACTCCACCTACCGTTAGCTCTTAAAACAGCACGTTCTATCTCTTCTCTAACATCAGGCCATGTTTGACCTAGATACTCTACAGGAACTAACGCAATGAAATGGGTGCTTTCCCTTTCTTCGTTTTGTTTAGAAACTCGTTCTTGTTTTTTCTCTGGTAAAAAATCAACAATTGTTGTGTTTTCTGCTTTCATCTAGGAAGAACTCCTCCTTTACGCAAAGGGGCTGGTTGTTGTGTTGTGTTAGTTCTTTCTACTCTAACCCTGTCTAGCATACCATCTAATTCTTGTACTCCTGCATCTGTTGACCCGTCACCAAGGCCAGAAACAACATCAGCGGGGACAATATATTCTCCGGGGGATACTGCTACAGGCTGTTGATTTCCAATCATACCCATAATCTCATCATCCATACCGCCGCCAGATCCAACAATTTCTCCTTCCTTTTGAGATCCGGGGACTACGCCTTCAAGAACTTGGTCTCTAAGCATCTGAAATGCTTCAGATCCAAACTCATCAATAAAAGCTTGAATAACAACTTCTGACTCTTCTTCTGGTAAAGTTCCAAGAACAGCCATCGAGGCTAACTCAATTAATCTATCAGTATCTTGAGTTGATTCTTCTTTGTCAGCTAAATTTTGAATCCCGCCGCCTTCTGCAAATCTAAAGTAGTCAGAATAGTCTTGACCATAGTTCATAAAAGACTTTATTTGTTCTGGGGTTAAGGTAACAGGAGCGTTACCACCAGTAGCTTTCTTTTCATCTTGAGCTTTATGATAAGCGGCTAGTTCTTCAGCATCAATAATTCCATCTTTGTTTGCATCTGACCCACCTTGACTAACAATGTAATCAAAATCTCTTTTTGTTAAAGGCTCTCCTGCTCTGTTAAAGCCATACTCTTCAGCCATCCATCCTTCATAAGGGTTTACGTCTTTACCTTTTTCTTCTGTAAAGTACATAATCTCTGGGCCAAATCCGGGCAATCCTTGCTTTTGATAAGTGCTTTCTAATTGCTCTGGGCTTATACTAAAAGCACCTCTAAGACCCCCTTGGTCTTTGGAAGGCTGTTGAATTAGTCGATCAATATCAATATTAGGAACAAATCCCCCGACATCCATTTTCTTAACAGGTACTCCAAGCTGCTGAAGCTCATTCATTCTTCTTTTAAAATCACTTGGGTCTAAAGAAACAATGCCGCCGCTAGACGCATACTGAGTGTAAGAATCGCCATATGGCTTCTGATATCCGGGGAAATAATTAGCATCTCTTCTTGCTACTGCACTTTTATAGTCTTGTTCTTTTTTTCTTAGGCTGTCTTTAGCCATGTCTTCCATAGCCTCATCCACTCTAAGCTGCTCGTTAGTCCCTTCACCAACAGCGGTGGCTACAAGAGCCGTTGGGCTTGTTAAAGCTTTTAAGCCTTCTCCTGAAAAAACTTGACTCATAGATGGCCCACTAGAGCCGCCAGTTAAAGTAGGGATATTTTTAGGTGCTTGTTCAACAAAACCTTTTACTAAAGGATCATTTATTCCTCGCCCTAAACTAATGCCTTCTGCAACAGATTGGCTAGTTGCTCCGCTAACTTCTGGAGCTAAACTATCAATTAGATTGGCTTCCGGGGTTGGCACAAGATCAGAAATCCCTGTTATTTTATCAGCAGGTACGTTTAAAGCGGTTTCAACACCTTCAACACCTGCCGAACCCAACTTGCCTAAAGCTTGCCCTACACCAAAACCTGTAATACCTGAGAGCAATCCTTTTTTAAGGTCTCCCTCCACTATTGCTGTTGTTAATCCAGATCCTATTGCCCCACCTACAGCAGAGCTTAAACCAAGCCCGGAAAGAATTCCTCCTGCTCCTACAGCCGCGCTTCCTAACATGCTTCCCAACAAAGGAGCTAAGAAAGGCAAGAAAGCCTCTGGCTGGCCTGTATCAGGGTTTATTGTTAAAGATCCTGTTGGAGACATGGATGCAAGCCCCTGAACTTCTATAGGGTTCATGTGAACCATCATAGAGTCCCCGTACCTGCCTTTAGTTGCTAAAAGGTTGGCTATTCCTTCAAGTTCTCTTGAGTCTTGTTGATACATTAACTTGTCTCCACTCCAAATAAGTTAAAGCTTACATTTGCTGCGCTAGAGTAAACCTTCACTACGTCTGTTTGATTTAGGCAAATGCCTATCACTACTGTTCTCGTTGTTGTTGCTGCTAAGTCTTCATCGTAAAAAATAAACTGTTTGTCATCTGCACCCGCACCAGCCACATGAATACTGACCCTAAAGGTGATTCCTGATCCACCCCGGTTGCATACAACTAATGAGCTTACTGTTGTCTGGGCAAGATTAGGAGCCGTGTAAAGCACTGTTGTTGTAGTAGCACTAACATCAAGCTGCCCCAAAACCTTTATAACGTCACTCACGATGCCCCCATTAACAGAAACTGAAACCTTCTCATTGCTAGAGACCCCGGCTTGTCGCCTTGAGTTTTAGCAAGATCAACGTCATTTTCTAGTTGGTCTAAGGCAAATTCTAATGTTCTTCTGGTAATTGCTTCATTCTGAGTGTTGTACTCAGCCATTGGTACAGGAAGCGGGTTTCTGCGTCTTTCTGCCATTACCTTCTCCCGTCCTGCCTCATGCCAAACCTAAACCCACCTAACCTCCAACCAAAGCCAGCTTGATCTGATTCTATTCTTAACGTGGCATGTCTAGACCTAGTTCTGACATTTGACTGCTTGGTAGAAGATGTAATGGTAGATGTAGCTAATGAAGCTGGGGTTTCTAAAGGATAGTTACTACCCTTAATAGTCATTGTTATTTCAGGACTAACCCCTGAAAAAGTAAAGTCAGGAACTACTCTGTCGATCATAATAAAGTTATTGCCATCGCCAATCTCAAGATCTCCAGACTCTATGTATGCAGTCATAGCAGAACCATCGTCATCAAAGCCTTGCTCATGGTTATAGATGTAATTAGAGTCTGAGCTTGTAATAGCACTAGAAGCAATCGGCCCGTCAAGAACCCCGCTATCAAGCCAAGCACATCTAGCCAGAGTGCCGATAGCCCAAAGGTTTTCAGCATAGTTGTAGCTTACATAGTTAGAGACTTCTCCCCCATAACCAGTAGCAGGGTAAAACCATATGATTTCTGAGAAAGCATTATTTTCTGCCGCAAAAACTTTAAAGGCTTGGGTGATATCTAGATTACTTAAAACATAATCTTGAACTGAGCAGGGTATTTGTTGCACCGCGCCGTTATAGATATAGAACCCAGTTTTATCCATAAAGTAAACATTTCCTCTAGCGTTAACCGCAGCATTAGGAGATATCATGGATACATCAGAGCTAATTGTTGTAAATTGAAAAACGAAAGGTGCGCCTACAAACCTCATAGAATGAACAGAAACATCTGTCCAGATTAGTATTTCTTGCCTTGTCTGAACTGCGCCTACAATTTGACTGCCAGAGTTTACCCTTACTCCTCCAGCGGTATTAGTTGCTGTTGGAGTCCAATCAGCAGCATTTTCTTGGTCAGACCACCTGACAAGCAAAGCATCTTGAGCAGCAGATCCAATTGTATTAGCTCCGAAAGCAATAACATGCTTATCGTTATCACTAACAAGGACTTGCGCTGAGACTGTAGGGCAATCAGAGGCTCCTCCTAACTGAGTTATGTTAATAGCCCTGTTCGTTAACCCGCTAGAGCTATCCCAATAAAAGATCCCGCTGTTTCTTGCATTAAAAATTAAATCTTCACCAAAGTTATCTTGGCTATAAAGTCTTAGCTGACCAGAAACACCAATCCCAGATCCACTCCCCCAAGTTGAGTCGCCCCAAGGGTTAGAACCCCAGCCAGCAGCAGAAACATAACTATTTAGTCCTGTGGTAATTTGATACGCCCCTACTGTTGAGGAGCCGCCATTTCCGCTGTCGCTTGCGTTTGCAGTAACTGTAGTACCAGAAGTGTCTTTAGCTGTAATAGTGTAAACGTTTGCGCTTGAAACAGAAGCTACCTGATACTCTTGATTTAGTACCGCAGCGATAATGTTCCCGCCTAAACTAGCAGCATCAGAAAAAGTAACGAAATCATCTTTTGCCGCTCCGTGAGCAGTGTCAGTAATAGTAATAGTAGAAGAACCGTTAGTAGCAGCAAATGTAACATCACCCGCACTTGTGGTGCTTCTAATAGGAGTCACATCATTTGGATTTAAACCTTCAAAAATATAAAATTTTAGATTAGTTCCAGCACCTATATATTTTACAGATTGAAGAGAAGCCCAAGCAAAAAGAGATCGACAAAGACCAAGAAAAGCAGTTGTATTAAACTTAGTCCAACCGCCTATTTTTTCTGGCCTTCCTTTTCTAAATCTAATTTTGTCAGAGTCAAACCAGCCAGAATCGGCAGTATACTCAGTGCCTTCTTTATCTACACCGGGAGCAAATTGTATTTTCTGCAAAGGCATTTTTATTTACTCTAACGAACTAGATTTGTATTTCTTGCATTTAAAGAATTAACCAAGCTAGACAACCCCCTGCCTCTCCCGTTCATTCCTTGCATGTTAGAGGATCTACCAACACGCCCTCCCCCAGAAAGTTCGGTTTGTCTAAATATACTACCCATGTTTATGTTTTTAAGGGCCGCTGCTACAGCCTCTGGGTCTCCACCGTTAGCTCTAATTTGAGCTATAGCTTCAGGGGTAAGCATTGTAGACCCTATGGTTTGAGAAGGTTGATTAGCTCTTTTGTTTGCTATTTCCATCATATCAGGAAGCTCTGCTCCAGCAGCAACAGCTTTTGAAATAGTAGAAGGATCGAGACTATCTTTCTCTATACCCGCTTTTAATGCTCCAGTTAACTTAGTAGCATACTGCTCTTCAAACCCTTCAGATGGCCCTTTATTAAGCATCCAACTAAGCCATTCATTTTCACTCATCCTGCCGTCATCGTTTAAGTCCCCTCCAGCTTTGTCAAAAGTGGCAAAGTTTCCTTCAGTAAAAGGCTTCCCGTCATATCGAGTTCCATAAGGATTGCCTCCTTCTACAGGATCAGGAGTTGGTCTAGTTCCCGGCATATAATTTCCTGATGGGGGAGCGTCAGGGTTTTGAGCAGCATGATAAGCTTCTAATTCAGCGTTATTAATAATCCCGTCGCCGTCAGTATCTTCTCCTCCGTTATTAATAATCCAATTATAAGCAGCTTCAGTTAACGGCTTTCCTGCTCTATCAACACCATAGTTTCTAGGTTGAACTGTTCCATCGTTACCATAAGGATTATCTGGCTCTCCGGGGCCACCAAGCCCTCCTTCTGGTGCGCCGGGAGGAGTAAGACGAGGGCCAAGAAAACCGGGGTTAGCCATGCCTCTTCCATAACCTCCTCCAAAAAATCCTCCTATGCCAGCACCTCCCTCATCACGGTCATCAACGCCATTCATGTTTGAATCTTGAAAATCAGAAGTTCTTATAAAACCACCGCCTCTTCCTCCTTTCCCTCCACCGTTATTTCTTCTGTAAGGGTTTTGAAATAAAGCATTAGAGTAAAGAGGCATGTCTGGCCTGTTTCTAACCATATCTAAAGTATTTAAAGAGCCATAGGTTCTGTTAGACATTAAGTCTTGAGGGCCGCTCATTGCTGATATTAGGTTTTGAGTTCTTACTGGAGAACCATAGCCGGGATCTCTAAAAGGTATATTTGTTGGAATTACCTGACCCATACCCCCGCCTCTTATTGGCTCAAAACTGCCGCTTCCGGGGAAGGGAGAGGGCATAGGATAAGGCGAAGGCATACGAGGGGATGGGTATCTTGGCAAATATGCTCCTCCAAAACCACCATCAAAACCACCACCAAAACCACCGCCATATGGAGGCATTGATCTCTGATATGGGTTGTAACGAATCATATAGATCTCCTGCTAGTCAGCCTCAGCTAACATTCTGTTTTTTAATCTTTCAGCCCTTTCAGGGGTTTGTTTTGCCCAACGACTATCCATCATTTCAATAGATGCTTTGGCGTAATCTTGATCTTCAACTGCTAATTTCATATTTTTAAAATTAGAAAGACCTCTTTGACCCAACTGAAAACACATGTTTATTAAAATGTGCTGAACCTCTTGAGGCAAATCTTCCCAATTAGAATATATTTTTTGACACCCACCTAAAGCTATCTGGATGTCTTCTTGAAAAAGCTCATAACATCTTCCCTCTGATATTTTCTGGTCTTCAGGAACTTTGTTATCGTAAGCCTCATAAATTGAAAGGCTGTTTTCTGTGTCTGTTTCTAAGACTTTATGGCCTATTCCTACTGTTTTATGTAGCTCACTACATAAATAACAATGAAGTATTTTCCCTTCGTCCGAAGCAACCTCGTTATAGACCTGCTTTACATCTACAGTCATCGAGCCGCCTTTCCAATAAAATATCCAAATACAAAACCAACAACCAAAGCAATCTCCATTACTTGTCGCCCCCGTTGTTTTTAGCATTGGTATAAGCTTGTGCGGAGAACCACACCGATATTAGTCCACCAACACTAACAAAATAGATGCTGCTCATATCCCCCAGAACATCTGCTGCTTTACTTAATCCTAACAAGTCACTAATAACAACAAGAGAGGGATAAAGCAGCATCCCAAGAAGAGCCAACCAGCACATGTTTTTTTGAGCATCAGCTTTTTCATGCAAAACTTCTAGCTGCTGAAGTCTTTCTGAAGACTCTATTTCTTCATCGCTCACAACACCGTCCCCATCTGCATCATAACGATTATAACTAGAATTTGGTTCTAGTTTTTTAGGACTCACGCTGAAACCTTTGGTTTTTTCATCTTCACATAATTTACTACAAAATGGTCTTTTATTAAGCTTTTTGGCTCTCCTAGCCTGACCAACTTATTATGTCTACGCATCAGCGGAGGAACCGTTGGAACTATATCTTTGCCGTGTCTATATTGAGTTACAGGAACGCTATCTAATATTTTTAACCGCCCACAACGCGGTGCGCCAAAAGTAACAATTTCAACTGGGGGTATTTCATCTCTTGTCATTAACGCGCCAAGAATAAGAGCTACTGCTCCTCCTAGACTATGCCCGGTAAGAATAATGTTTTTGTGATCAATGTTTCTTTCTAGGCATACGCTAGTTACTTTATTAACTAAACGTCTTGATGCCTTCAAAAACCCCGCTGGACACCATCCTAATTCCCGTGTCCAGAGAGGAAGTATTCGCATATCTCTAAGAGCGTCTTTGGGTTCATCAGTCCCGCGAAATGCAAAGATATTGCCCTTAACCAAAACTTCAATATTGGCTTCTTCAAAAGTACATTTTTTGTAGCTTTCAGCGCATATGCTAGATAGCTTTTGATGGCTAGTCATTTTCTACTGACCTGTCTTCTGGGTCACGCGCACAATCCACATGATCTGAGCTACGCTTTATTTTAAATGCTCCGCTTACAAAAGGAATAGTGCTTGGAACTTCAAACTCGTAAGTTCGCTCTCCGCACAGCACGACTGACCCGCAGCCTTGAAGCAATAAAAGTAACGCAACAACCAAAATCTTCATAAAATTCTCACTTAAACAAAAATGTACCTTCTCTTACTGTTTGCGGCAAACAATAGGAGCTAATGTTTTCTTGCCAAACATACTGTTGTTTATCTGGCCCTAACTCTCCTCGCTCTATAGCTTTAGCAAATTGATTACAGCGATATACATTCTCAAACAACATGTCGTTTGTACTTACTGTAACCCCGTCAACAATAACAACCAGCAAAAAAACCATAATCATTGTTGACGATAAATCCAAATAGCCGCAAACAAAAAAATCATAAAGAATGCCCATGCAAAAACGGCTGTACCTATTAACTTCATCGTCTTTTTAAACTCAGCTTTTCTAATCTTAATTAGTCTGAGTTCTTTCTCATGCGCGTATCTGCTTTCCTCCATGCGTTTCTTGATGCTGGTGTACAAATCGTATTGCCCCTGCATCATACAAACATCTTTAAGCTGTTGGTCAAAGTTAGCTAACTGTCGCTTTGCTGACTCCATTTTTAGAGCTTCTTTGTAGCTCATTGCGCCAGCTTTGTTTTTTTCTACATCCCTGTACTGTTCATCTGCTTCAGCCCACTTGCCAACAATGCTATCAAGGTTTCCTTTACCTTCTTTAAGGGTGGCGATTCCGCTGTTTAAAGCCTGTAGCGCGGAAAGTACAGCGGCTACCTCGCCTAGCAATCACAAATACCTTGCCAGAAATACTGATGCTAGTATAAAGGGATACACCCCCCATATTGCGTGTTCTAAACGATCCATACGGGCAGAACCTCGTTCAAGCCGTTCTTCAATACTTTTAAATCTTAAAGCGCACTCTCTTTCGTGAGATTCTAATTCTTTCATTAGTCGGGCCAGTT